TGGACACCAGGAGAAGATTTCGTAGGATGAATAAGCCAAACTTATACAGAAGAACAATATTGTTCGTTGTAGACAGCTGGAGACTAGTAATGAACGCTAAGTATAATCCACTCAAGCATATTCCTGACCCATCGTTACAAACATATTTTATGTTAGTACTATTCACAATGTGGTCAGTATATTTTGGATTTGTAGCATCTTATTACATGGGATGGCTAGGATACAATACTGTATTAAGTATTGCAGTACATGCAGGGGTATTAATACCCCTTGCATTTACAAACGCAATCTTTTTAGATGCAGAAAGAGACAATGCTCCATGGTTATTTCAATGGAGAACTGAACAAGAACAATGGAAGTTTTGGAAAAATAGACCTTCAAGAAAAGGTCAGAACATAGTCAAATGGGACATAGATAAGGAAGCGTAATGAAAGGATATATTTTAGCAATAGTATTGATGATGGTTGGTACTATAACTATGGCATATAACAATCTAGAGTACAAAGGTTATGAGAGAGTGCATGGTTGTTATGGCGAATGTTATGAAGAGTATGTAGCAATCAACGGAACAGCAGTAGAAATAGAAATGAAAAAACAAGAACTGGCAAATGCAGACGAGTTCTCATCAATCAGAGGTTTATGGGCAGGTTGTGCGGCTTGTCATGGAAATGAAGGTCAAGGTATGGCAGTATTTCCAGCACTAGCAGGAAGAAGTTCAGATTATATTATTGATAGACTTACTACTTACAAAAATAGAGGTGAAGTAGGAGCTATGAGTTCAACAATGTGGGGTCAAGCAGGGATGCTTACTGAACAAGAAATAGAAACTCTTGGCAACTTCATAGAAGTGGGGATGCCTAAATGATTTTATTTACAGCAGACTGGCATATTAAATTAGGACAGAAAAATGTACCAACCCCTTGGGCATGTACTAGATATCAAATGTTCTATGAGCAAGTAGAAAAAGCTATAGATAAACATGAAGTTACACTTCACATCATTGGTGGGGATTTGTTTGATCGAGTCCCCAGCATGGATGAACTAACTCTTTACTTTGACTTTGTAGCAAAACAGAAAGTAAGAACAATTATCTATGATGGCAACCATGAAGCGACTAAAAAGAATCATACATTTTTTGATAATTTAATTCGTGCCACAAAAGATATAAACCCTTTAGTAGAAGTTATAACAGAAACTTACTACGAGGATGATTGGTGTATTCTACCATATGCAGATTTGCATAAAAAGAATCATATAGAAGGCATTGATGCAGATGTCTTATTTACTCATGTGCGTGGAGAGATACCGCCTCATGTAGTACCAGAAGTAGATTTAGAAAGATTTGATAAGTTTGATGTCGTCTTTGCTGGAGACTTACATGCTCACGAGAATACTCAACGAAATATTGTGTATCCAGGAAGTCCAATGACAACATCTTTTCATAGAAACGAAGTCCAAACGGGGTATTTAATTATTGACCCTAATAATCATTGGGAGTGGACATGGCATCAGTTTGATTTACCACAACTTATTCGTAAGACTGTAGATAACACTGATGAGATGGTTCAAACAGACTTTCATCATACTATTTATGAAATTACAGGAGATATGCAAGATTTGGCACAAGTCAAAAACTCAGAACTTCTTGATAAAAAAGTTATAAATAGAACTGTTGATGCAAGACTTGATTTAAGTGGAGACTTATCTATTTCTGATGAATTAGTAAAATATCTTCAAGAGATTTTATCTTTTGATGATGATAAGATAAAAAACATTATGGGAGTATTTAATGATTATTCTTCAGAAGTTAAAATGGGATAACTGCTTTTCCTACGGAGCAGGTAATGAGATTGACTTATCAGAATCAACTCTCACACAATTAGTAGGAACAAATGGTGTTGGTAAATCATCAATACCGCTAATATTAGAAGAAGTGCTATTTAATAAGAATAGTAAAAATGTAAAGAAAGCAGATATAGCAAATAGATATGTTAACAAAGGATATGATATTAGTCTTGACTTTATTGTTGACGCTGACGTATATAACATTACTGTTATACGGCGTAGCAATCTCAAATGCAAACTAACTAAAAACGGCGAGGATATAAGTTCACACACGGCTTCGAATACCTATAAGACTTTAGGGGAAATTCTTGGCATTGACTTTAAGACCTTCTCACAGTTAGTATATCAAAATACAAATGCGTCTTTACAATTTTTAACAGCGACAGATACAAACAGGAAAAAGTTCCTAATTGACCTATTAAAATTAGACGATTATGTCGCATACTTTGAGACTTTCAAAGAAGCTGTAAGGATAGCTAGTACTACAATTACAAGTGAGCAAGCGAAAATTGCAACAATTGAAAAATGGCTTTCAGACAATTTTTTAGAAGATACAAGTCTATTGGAAAAGATGATTTTACCAAAAATCTCGGAAGAAGACGAACAATCTTTACGTTCTTTACAATTAGATTTTGAAAATATCTCGGAAAAGAACAAAAAAATAAATTTAAATGAAAATCTGAAAGAACAGTTAAAAGCAATAGACCTTGACAAAGCAAAAATGCAATTAACAAGCTATCCAGAAGAGCAACCTTATATAGAACATTTAGGAAAAGTACAAACACTTAAAGTAGAAAGTTTAAATGAGAAAGAAATGGTGAGTAAATATACTGACCTAATGTCTCAAACAAATGCAGAGTGTCCTACTTGTAGTCAAACTATAGATGATGCTTTTGTAGCTAGTCAGTTAGAGAAACATGAAACTAAGTTAGCAAAAATTAACGAAGAGTTGGAAGAACAGCAACAACTCACAGATACGATTAGTAAAGAGAATGAGATACATAAACAAGCAAAACGGGATATCAGAGAGTGGGAGGACCTCTACAGGTCTATCGACAATACGCTCCCGACAAAAGCAATCAATGCCGAAGAAATCCAAAAACAAATTAAGGAACTTCGTACAAAAATTGCCACTGCTAGGTCTTCTCTTCAAGAGGTAATAGATGAAAATGAAAGACGAGAAAGGCACAATACAAGAATTGGAATTATTGTTGAACAAACGGAACAATTTCAGAGAGATCTTAGTGAATCTGAGTCTAGACTTGCGAGTGCAGAAAGCAAATTGGCGATACTTGAAACACTTAAAAAAGCTTTCTCAACCAACGGACTCCTCGCTTACAAGATAGAAAGCCTTGTAAAAGAGTTAGAAATTCTTACAAATGAATATCTAGCAGAGTTTAGTGATGGTAGGTTTGCCATCAATTTTGTAGTGGAGAATGATAAATTAAATGTGGAAGTGTCAGATAACGGCAATATTATTGACATCCTTGCTCTTTCTAGCGGCGAGTTAGCTAGAGTAAATATTGCAACGTTAGTATCAATAAGGAAGTTAATGACTTCAATAAGTAGAAGTCAAATCAATGTTCTTTTCCTTGACGAAGTAAACCAAGCGTTAGACGAAGTCGGAAAAGAAAAAGTAGTAGAGGTATTGTTAAAAGAAGAAAATCTTAATACATACATGGTGTCACATGGTTGGACACACCCACTACTAGAAAAGATAGAAATAATAAAAGAAAACAATATAAGCTCTCTTGAATAGTATGACGAAATTAGTACTTGACAAGAAACTTAAAATTTGTTATAATATAGGAACATTATGAAAATAGAAATTTATAGTATACCAAATTGTCCTTATTGTAGTAAAGCAAAAATGCTATCAGAACAAAAAGGACACGAGACAATATATAAGATGATGGGTAAAGAGTTTCATCCATCTGACGTTAGGGATTTATTTCCCACAGCGCGAACTTTTCCACAAATTGTAGTTGACGGTAAATCTATCGGTGGCTACACAGAACTGGAGAAGTTAATTGGTCAATAGTAGAAGAAAAGGACATGATGCAGAATTAAAAGTAGCCGCTATGTTATATAGACATAGTGGCGAAACTTTTGTACAAACACCTGGCTCAGGTAGTGGTAAAATAAAAGGTGACCTAATGGTTGAGCATAAGCACAATCTATATACAATAGAAGTTAAGTTCTATCGTGATATGGCTTTCAATCATAAAATTTTTACTCAAAAGAGCAATACATTTGTGAAGTGGTGGTCAAAACTTGTAAAACAAGCAGAACAGATGGAACAAGAACCATTGTTGTTTTTCAAGGAAAACCACTCACAATGGTATGTGGCAACGACAAGAAAGCCACTTTACAAAAAACATTTATATATTAATTGGCTAGGGTGCTATGTTACTTTAGCCGAACAGTTTTTAGAAACAGAAGAGGTAAAATTTACAAATGGCGATACAGTTTACGAACCATGGAAAGCCGATCCCGAATGGGAACTTATTGATTGTTGATGGACTCAATCTAGCTTTCCGATGGAAACATCAAGGACGTACCGATTTCGAACATGATTATGTAAGAACGGTACAATCCTTAGCAAAGTCCTATAACTGTGGAGAGATAGTCGTATTAGGCGATGGTGGTAGTAATTATCGTAAAGAAATCTATCCAGAGTATAAAGCAAATCGTAAAGAACGATATGCAGAACAAACACCTGAAGAAGCAAAAGAGTTTGAAATGTTTCTTGCAGAGTTTAGTGATACAATGACTAATCTCAAAAGCAAAGGATATTTAACTCTAAAGTATGCAGGAGTTGAAGCTGATGATATAGCAGCTCTTATCTGTCAAAACAGAGAGAACTTAGGTCTCGAGGAGATTTGGTTAATATCATCAGATAAAGACTGGGATTTACTAGTCGACCCTAACATCAGTCGTTTTTCGACTGTAACTAGAAAAGAAACAACTGTCCATAACTGGGATGAGCATTATGATTTTGACCCTGAGTATTTCTTGACTTACAAGACACTCACAGGAGATAAAGGCGATAATGTACCTGGTGTTGACGGAGTTGGACCAAAGCGTGCTACTCAGTTAATAGAAGAATATGGAGATATTTTTGATATTATGGCGAGTATGCCTCTTAACGGAAAGTACAAATACATTCAGAACTTAAATGAGTTTGGAACTGACGGACTAGAAAGAGGTGTACAGCTCATGGATTTAACATACGATGTCGAAGGCGCAGTACTTGGACATGGACAAGAAATAATAAAATTGGTGGAAAATTATGTCAGTGAAGATAGATTATAGTAGAGACTCGCTACTTGATGAGTTTGCACACGCAACTCTACGAGATAGGTACATGTTACCTGGTGAAAACTCACCACAAGAAGCATTTGCTCGTGCTGCAGAAACATTTGCAGATGATGAAGACCATGCACAAAGACTTTATGATTATGTAAGTCAGCTATGGTTTATGTTTGCGACTCCTGTACTATCAAATGGTGGTACTCGAAGAGGATTGCCAATCAGTTGCTTCTTAAATTACGTTGATGATAGTAGAGAAGGTATTACAGACCATTACACAGAAAATGCATTTTTATCATCTTTTGGTGGTGGTATTGGTGGAACTTGGAGTGATGTTCGTTCAGCAGGAACAAAAACATCAAAAGGGTCTGAGTCTACTGGAACAATACCTTTTATGAAAGTAGTAGATGCGGAAATGTTAGCCTTTTCTCAAGGAGTAACTAGACGGGGTAGTTATGCAGCGTATCTACACATGTCACACCCCGAAATAGAGGAGTTCTTAGATGGAAGAAAACCAACAGGAGGAGACTCTAACAGGAAGTTTCTTAACTTACACCACAGCGTTGTTATTCCTGATAGCTTTATGGAGTTAATTCACAGAGCTACAAAAGAACAAGACTTTGATGATAGTTGGGAACTTATTGACCCACATACAAAGAAAGTTGTAAAAACAGTAAGTGCTAGAGCCTTGTGGGTAAAGATTCTACAAAATAGAATGGAAACAGGCGAGCCTTACGTAATGTATGAAGATGCTGTTCAAAATGGACTTCCAGATTTTCAGAAACGAAAAGGATTGAAAGTACATCACAGTAATCTTTGTAGTGAAATTACTCTTGCCACTAATGAAGAAAGAACAGCAGTATGTTGTCTCTCTAGTGTAAATTTAGAGTATTATGATGATTGGAAAAATCATCCAGCATTTATACCTGATTTAGTACGTATGCTTGATAATGTTTTAACAAACTTTATTGAAAATGCTCCAAGTCAGTTAGAAAAAGCTAAGTTTAGTGCTTTTAGGGAGAGAAGCATTGGGCTTGGCGCTATGGGATTCCATGCTTACTTACAAAAAAATAATGTTCCTTTTGAAAGTGCAATGGCAAATGGAAACAACGTAGAAATGTTTAGTTATATAAAAGGTATGGCTGATAAAACAACAAGAGAACTTGCCATAGAAAGAGGTGCTTGTCCTGATGATGATACCGCTTCCGTAAGAAATGCACACTTATTAGCTATAGCACCTAATGCAAGTTCAAGTATATTATGTGGTAATACTTCTCCAAGTATAGAACCGTTTAGAGCAAATGCTTATACTCAAAAGACAAAAACAGGAAGTAACTTAGTTAAAAATAAGTATCTTGATAAAATTATAATGAGTAAAGTAGGGCATACAGATGTATATGAAGATGTCTGGAAAAGTATAATCGCTAATAAAGGAAGTGTACAACATTTAGATATATTAGATGATTGGGAAAAAGATGTGTTTAAAACTGCTGTAGAAATTAATCAAGCATGGATTATTGAGCATGCTTCTGTAAGACAAGAGTATATTTGTCAATCACAGAGTGTAAACTTATTTTTCCCACCTGATGTAAATAAAGGTGATTTACATAATGTCCATATGTTAGCATGGGCAAAAAATTTAAAAACATTATATTATCTTAGAAGTGAGGCTATCAGTAGAGCTGATAATGTTGCTTCTCAAGCTAAAAGAGAGATAATCTTTGAACAATCAGATTGTCTAAGTTGTGAGGGCTAAATGAATTTATTAACAGAAAGAGATTATTATAAGCCTTTTGTATATCCATGGGCATTTGAGTTTTATAAAAAACAACAACAAATGCATTGGCTTCCAGATGAGGTGCCATTACAAGATGATATAAAAGACTATAATCAAAAATTATCAGAAGGGGAAAGAGTATTAATTGACAATATATTTAAATTCTTTACCCAAGCAGACGTAGATGTATGTTGTGGTTATGCAAAACATTATCTACCAACATTCAAACAACCAGAAATAAGAATGATGCTAGTAAGTTATGCTGCTATGGAGGCAGTACACCAAGAAGCATACTCTTTACTTCTGGAAAGTTTAGGTAAATCAGATGAACAGTACACAGAGTTTTTTGAAATACAAGCTATGGCAGAAAAGCATGAGTACTTAACTGATTTTAATATGAATACTCCACATGAGATTGCAAAAACCATGGCGGTTTATAGTGGATTTACCGAAGGAGTACAACTATTTAGTAGTTTTGCTATACTTCTAAACTATCCGAGACACAATCTTATGAAAGGTATGGGTCAGATAGTAACATGGTCTATAAGAGATGAGTCACTTCACGTTGAAGGATTATCAAAACTCTTTAGAACTTTTATTGCAGAAAATCCAGATATATGGACAGATAAACTAAAATATGAAATATATTGTGCGGCAGAACGGGTTGTTGAATTAGAGGATAAATTTATTGATGTTTGTTTCGATAAAGCAGACATACCTGATTTGACAGCAAAAGAAGTCAAAGAGTATATTCGTTATATTGCAGATAGAAGATTACTTGGGCTAGGAATGAAAAATATTTTCCATAGTACAACTAATCCGCTGCCTTGGATTGATATGCAGATAAATGCAGTTGAGCATACCAACTTTTTTGAAAATCGTGCTACCGAGTATGCTAAGGCTAGTACACAAGGAAATTGGCAGGATATATTTAAATGAGCGAACAGCAAAGAAGTATTACTATAGACGGGACTGAGCATTTCTTTGATGACTTAAATAATGAGCAAAAAGCTATTGTGCTTTCTATACAACAAGCAGATAAAGAAATAGAGCGAATGAAGCATCTAATAGCAATTAGTCAAACAGCACGACAAGCTTATATTAACGATTTAGGAAATCAATTAAATGACATCGGCGAAGAAGAAGTTTAGATTTTATATATTAACTACAGCATCAGATAGGTTTTTGGAGTATGAGAGTTGTTTAGCAAAAGATAATGCTAACTTTCATGCACTCCAAAACCTATTTTCACGTAGGTGGTCTAATATTAAATATAGTGACGCAGTTGTCGTTATAAATACGTTTGATTTAGAGTATCAAAATTTAGTAGTAGAATGGTGTAAAGAAAAAGGAATTGAACACCACGTAACAGAGTGTTATGGTACGGCAGGAAAAGGTAAAAATGAACTACTAAAAATATTTTTAAACTCTGATGATGATTATTGTGTTCAAATAGATGGGGATGATGTATTAACTCCATATGGAGTAAAAGTTTATAAAGATTTAGTAAATGATAATCCTCCTGATAGTATGATTATTTATCATCAATGGTCACAAACAGTCAATGTATATGGGCAGAGAATATTCCATAGAATTATGGATAATCCCAATGCTCCAATGAATTATGAAAAAAATTACAATAGATTAAAATTTAACATAAAATATTATGTAACATCTAATCCAAAAGGATATGCAAGAGCTGTAGAAAAACTTGGAGGTATTGATGCTACTACAAAGTTATTTACTGACTATACCCATGAAGTCCATGAATTTTCAAGAGAGTATAATGAAATATATACAAACTCAAAAGATGGGAAGTCAATGGTTGATGCACATTGCAGACCTGTATGGTATTCAAAGAAAGCTGCACAGTATAAATTTGATGAGGAAATGTTAATTGGAGAAGACACTCTACAATATCTTCGTCTTAAAACTTTACATTTTAAAGGCAAAATTAATATGAAAAGATTAAAAGAAGTGCCTTGTACTTATGTATATAATAATATAAATGGAGGAATGGTAGCAAAGTCCTCAATTAATATGACTTTTCTAGAGTGGATGAAAGTTTATCAAGAAAAAACAGCTAGAGACATACGTGATAATATAATACAAAAACATCCTAACTTGCCTGAGTACTTCCCACCTTTATACGAAAATATTAATGATTACAATATTACAACAGATTTTAATATTGATGATATTGATATAGAAAGTATTACTGATAAAAATATAAAAGAAATTTATCTAAATATAAAAAGTTGTGATACAATAAGAAAAGAAACAAAAGAAAAAATTAATAAAATAGGATCAAGAGCTACTAATCAATTACGAAAATTAGTTCAAAGTCTAGGAAAAGATATAGCGGGTGCATATGTACATCCACCTTTTAAAAATATTCTTGCAGCTCACCCTCCTGGACGACAAGAATATTATCTTAAAAGGATAATTGAATGAAAATTTTTATAGGTTACGAATCTGAATACCCAGAAATGTTTGAGGTGTGTGCAAAAAGCATAAATCGTTACAATTCTAATCATGAAATCATACCACTCAAAAAATCGGAAATATCCGAATATACTCGTCCATTTCAGAACGAGAGTACGGAGTTTGCCTTTACTCGTTTTTTAGTACCACAGCTCTGTGACTACGAAGGGGAAGCTTTATTCTGTGATGGGGATTTCTTATGGCTCTGTGACCCTGAAGAAGTTATGGACTATTTTTCCGATGAACATGCAGTTCATGTCGTAAAACATCCTAATTTTCTCGTCAAACCTAAGAAAATGAAAAACAAGAAAAACCATGGTTATCCTAGAAAATACTGGTCAAGTCTTATGCTTTTTAATAATCCTAAGTGTACAAAACTTACTTATGATTATGTAAACCAAGCCCCAGCGGGTGCATTGCATGAGTTGCGGTGGGCGGATAGTATAGGGGAACTTCCTGCACAGTACAACGCCATGGTAAATTATTATAAGTTCAAAAAACCAAAAGCACTCCACTATACAGACGGTGGGCCGTGGCTAAATATAAATGATGATTCGGAGCTTACAGCATTATGGATGAAACTTTACAGAAGTTAACAGAAAATAAAAATATTATACTTGTGGGAAACTCTGTCGAAATCATGCAATATGATTTTGGAAAATATATAGATAGTTTTGACACAGTTGTAAGATTTGGCAAAGGTGTGCCTGAGTTAAAAAACTATGAACACATAGGTTCTCGAACAGATATTTGGATTACTGGTTGGTTGAGAATGAACTTCTACGATGCATTTAAAGACGCATACCCCTTATTCAATCGTTCTCGCATACATCTCGACAAATACCCACATCATAGAGGAGAACCACCATTTGGACATAAATATGATATGTTTTCAGATGAAGAACTTTACGAAATTTTTAAAAGCGTAGGGGCTAAAAATAATACTCCTAAAGAAGGTAAACGTCCAAGTGCTGGATTTCTTGGTATATTATTTTTTATACAAAAGTGTAAATATAAAAGTCTAACAATAATTGGATTTGATTTTTTCTCTAAAACATTACCTGTAAAAACAGGGGGAGACTATCCATCAAGTTGGCATATGCCTATTAATATGGGCAATAAAAATCCACATAATCCTCATGAAAAAGATATAGTTAAAAAATGGGAAAAAGAAGGAAAACTAAATTGGAAAATTCTATCTAATCTAGATAGTGAGATGTTAAAGTTTTCCTAATCTATATCCTGTTTTTAATAAAGCAGATGCAGTTTCTTTTTGTTTCATCCCCTTATAAAGTATACTCTCATTGAGTCTTGAGTCTCTAAAGTTGACTGGAATTTTATCTATTAAATCTGTGTATAAATCCCAAGGAGTTGATAAGTGTCTGCCTGTTGTAAGCTCATGATAAGGAGTTTCAAGTGTTGCAGTCGGCATAGCAATACTCCATGATTTTCTAAGCATTACATTGTAGTTCAAATATTCTTTAGAAGGTAGAGCATCCCATTGAATTAATAAATCACTTTTACCATTCATATATCTTGGTAACACTCCATGTTGCCCATTTAATTTTCCAAAGAAATATTTATTTGTAGATGCAAGAACTCTACTATCATAATTATTATAAAAACCATCTGGATAAAATAGTTGATTATCATGTAAATCTTTTATCTGGTCATAGTTAATAATAAAAAATTCTGTATCCCAATTTACAGGACAGTCGCTTTTATTAAAGTTTAGTATGCCATAGTAATGGTCAATAAATTTGTGACCATAAAATACTTTCTTTCTAGAAAGATGACAAAGTTTATTTTGAAAAAAGTCTTCACTTGGTATTTCATTAGCCCAGTTATCTTTTAAGAATATTCTATTGCCTCCTGCATACATAATTCTTTTATGTAAACCTTTGTCCTTCCAATAAAGTCTTAAATGTTGAATAGCTCTAGCAGCATAGTCTTTTTTCCAAAATGATTCATAAATAGTTACATTTTGAATATTGTCAAAAATCCAATCTATAGGCAAGTCATTATAATAATCTTCATGGACATAGAGGTGCAAACGAAACTCTTCGTCTTTATCTATTAAGGAAGCAATAGTGAAGTAACTCCACTTTGGATTCCATGTATGTACTATTTCAATCATCTATTTTTTTAAACTCCCAAAAATTATTTATATAATTATCTAATCTTGCTTTTGCATCCTCATCAAAGTTAAATATAATCCCTGAATTGGTTGCTGAAAATATTTTCTTTATTGCATTGTGTCCATTTGTATTTGCACATGCATGATAAATACTTTCATATGTTAACAAACTTTTTTCTCTTTCTTCTTTTGTATGACAAATAAGAGATATTTGTTTTTTCAATAGTAGAGCTATTAATCCCATCTCACTATTTGGCATAGTTCCCACATGAGAACAATTCATTAGTAACTCCATACCTCCAGAACGTTTATCTAAAACATTTTCTTCTCCAAATACTCTTTTCATTCTGGCGATATATAAACTAGTAGTAATTGGATGTGGTTTTATTACATAACCTTCATTTACTAATTTTTTCATTCTACCCCAATGAACACATGGAGTGTTTTTTGTTAAAAGATTTGTTCCTGGTGGAAAAATTATTTTATCGTAATGTTTTTCTACTATTTTTAATTCGTATTTATTTCTTAAATTGCTTTTTATTTTATCAATTCGTTTTTCATCTATTTTTATGTCTGAATTAACAATTGACTTTAATAATCTATCATTTATTTTTACACTATTTACTCTTATGTATATACCTTCACCTAAAAAATCTGTGTATAACCATTTTTTAATAGTGTGTAATTCATTTGTATTAAACCAAACATCGTACTCAAATTTAACACCTTCTCTACTTTCTGGTATTATTTTCTTTTTAAATTGTGCTAACTTGTCTAAATCTTTTTGATTTCTTAACGAAGACCCTGACTTAAAAATATGAGTTAATTTATTGCCTAAAGTTTCTTCTGACGTATAAGGTACTAGTTTATTTCTCTTTACGTTCATACATTCTCAATTTGTTTTTTAATTCTACTATATGTTTTTCTTGCTCTTTTTGTCTCTCTTCAAACTGATGAATTGAATCAAATAAAGCACTCGCTAAACTTTCTATCTTATCATTTAGAAATCTAGGCGTAATATCCTCATCTTGTAATTTCATTATATCTCCGTTGGTAAATTAGTTTTCCGACCACTGGTTACCATCCCAGAAGGACGCGTTAAATGCTTCAGCACTAGAGACTTCTGTATCAAAGATTGTTCCTTGAGCTGCTGCGGTAATTCTTTCAAACACTTGTGTAGAAGTATTAAAGGTTGTTGTAGTTGTAGGTGTTGTAGTTCTAGTTGTATCAGTAGATTTACTTGTTGCAATTGTTGTCGTTGTAGTTCTATCTGTTCCAAAAGTTGTTGTCCTACTTGTATCAAATGTTGTTGTTGTTCCAAATACTGTTGTTCTACTTGTATCTGTACTTCTGCTTGTATTAAATGTACTTGTTGTTGTTCTACTTGTAACTGTTCCTCTACTTGTAAGAGAAGCTCTTGATGTTTCAAATGTAGAAGTAGTTGCTCTATCTGTAACTGTTCCTCTAGTTGTAGCTGTCGATTGAGTAGTATCAAATGCAGTTGTAGTTGATTTACTTGTACCTGTAGCTCTACTTGTAACTGTGCCTTGTGAAGTTGCAAAAGTCGTTGTAGTATTTCTATCTGTTAGTGTTGCTCTAGAAGTATCTGTTGCATTACTTGTATTAAATGTTGTAGTTGTACCCTTATCAGTTAATGTGCTTCTTGCTGTATTAAATACTGTTGTTGTTGCTCTGCTAGTACCTGTAGCCCTAGAAGACAATCTAGAAGTTTGATACGCGGTCTCAAAAGTTGTTGTTCTTGAAGTATTTGTAGACTGTGTTGTAGTAAAACTTGTTGATTGCGCAGTGTTTGTAGTTCTACTTGTATTTGTTGAAAAAGACGTATTATAACTTGTTGATTGAGAAGTACCTGTTGCTCTAGAAGTATTTGTAGACTGTGTTGTAGTATAACTTGTTGATTGAGAAGTACCTGTTGCAACACTAGTATTTGTATTTCTTGTAGTAGCAAATGATGTATTATTTGTAAATGCTGTAGTTCTACTTGTATTTGTGCTTCTACTTGTAGCAAAGGATGTGTTTACCGTAAATTGAGTTAACCTACTTGTATTTGTACTTCTACTTGTACCAAATGAAGTGTTTACTCCAAATTGAGTTGTTCTCGCAGTATTTGTATTTCTTGAAGTGCCTCGACTTGTATTAGCACCAAATTCAGTTGTTCTTGCAGTATTTGTACTTCTTGATGTACCTCGACTTGTATTAGCACCAAATTCAGTTGTTCTTGCAGTATTTGTACTTCTACTTGTACCAAATGATGTATTATCTGTAAAACCTGTATTATTTGTAAAGCTTGTACTATTTGTAAATCCTGTATTGAAGCTTGTATTAACAGCTGGTAATGCTGTGTTTCTCACAGTATTTGTTAAACGAGCTGCTGTATTTCTAGTTGTTTCAGTTTGTTGAGAATAACTTGCTTGAGAAAATGAAAAACTCTGATAATTAAAATATGTGTATACAAATGTTGTGGTGGTGTTAAACACAGTCAATCTTGCAGTATTTGTTTGAAATGTTGTACTTCTACTTGTATTTGTACTTCTTGTCGTAGCTCTTGCAGTATTTGTATTTCTCGCAGTATTTGTACTTCTTGATGTATTAGTACTTTGACTTGTATTATATGCTGTATTATTTGTAAATCCTGTACTTCTACTTGTATTAGTTGCGAAAGCAGTATTATATGCTGTATTATTTGTAAACCCTGTGCTTCTACTTGTATTCGTTCCAAAAGCAGTGTTGTATGCTGTAGAGTTTGTAAATCCTGTACTTCGACTTGTATTAGTACTTTGACTTGTATTATATGCTGTATTTACAGCTGCTAATCCAGTATTTCTACTTGTATTTGTTGACTGTGTTGTATTGTAACTTGTATTAACAGCTGCTAGTCCAGTATTTCTTGCAGTATTCGTTGATTGGGTTGTGTCGTAACTTGTTGATGCCGTAAATGCTGTTATTGTATTAAATGTTGTAGTTCTTGTTGTAGCAAAACTTGTATTGTCTGTGTAAGCTGTTATTGTATTAAATGTTGTAGTTCTTGTCGTAGATTGAGAAGTATTATCTGTGTAAGCAGTTGTTGTTCCAAAAGTTGTTGTTCTTGTTGTACCAAAAGAAGTATTATTAGTAAATGCTGTAAGTCTATCTGTTGATATTACTGTATCAAAAAATGTTGTAAATGTTGTTGTTGTATCGTAAGCTGTAGTTGTACTTTGACTTGTATTAAAAGTTGTAGTTGTAGTAAACTCTGTTGTTGTTGTTCTACTTGTAGCATAGACTGTTGTTGTTTCAAAAGTTGTAGTCGTATTAAATTCTGTAACTGTAGACTGTGTAGTATTAAATACCGTAGTAGTAGTAAATGCTGTTGTTGTATTAAACGCAGTTGTAGTACCTTGCGTTGTAGTAAAGGTGGTTGTTGTATTGAATGTCGTTGTTGTTGTAAAATCAGTAGTTGTACTTGTAGTTGTATTAAAAGTTGTAGTTGTATTAAAAGCAGTGGTTGTAGTAAACTCTGTAGTAGTATCTATTGTAGTTTCAAATATGGTTGTAGTTGCAAAAGTAGTTACTCTAGAAGTATCTGTTGATTTGGAAGTTGCGAATGTTGTAGTTCTAGAAGTATCAAAAGTTGTTGCTGTATTGTAATCAGTATCAAACGTTGTAGTCGTATTAAATGTAGTTACAATATCTGTGGTATTTGTTGTTCGTGTTGTAGCAGTGTTTCTAGATGTTTCATGCACGGCAGAAAACGGCCCTGCAAGGTTGCCGTTATCGTTTACATATACTTCATTAACCCTTCGTATTGTGCCGTCATCATTGACTGCAAGGAAGGATATTTGACGTAATGTACCATTGTCATTAACATATATTGCCATCTCTTAACTCGAATATACAAACCATATATGACCGTCACTCGTGCCAGTGGTATCTGTTGGTGCGGTTGTTGTAATTGTAATTGGTAATCTAGCTTTTGCGATAGTACCTGAGCCTACCTTATTAGCTGCGACAGCGCCTTCAAAGTTTCTACTTGCGTCAATTACGTCAGCACCATCAATTTTGATACCAGCGTCCTCGATATTAAAATCTAATTTTTGTCCCATGTTATACCTCTATTGTTGTCCTTATGTACTTGTACGCCATAGTATCTGTACTTGCTGGCGTAACTCTTAATCTTACACTTCCTGAATTTATATCAGCATCAAATGTAGCCTGCGCTCCATTTTCAAATATAGATGCATACTGTGTTAAATATACATCGGTTCCGTCATGGAATAATAAAATCTCAATTGCTTGAAAATCTGTGTCTGTTGAATTATGTACTTGTACTAAGTACTTAGCAGTTCTAAATGTAGCTGCTGTGAAACTGTCTAGTGTAAACTGTGCTGTTGAAGAGGAACTTCCTGTGCCAACATCCATACCAGCTACTTCATCTATGTGAAGTTTTTGAACTGGTGCTGAATCTTGGATACCTAAGTTACCATTTACATTTGTTGTATCAGCACCATCTCCAAGCGTAACTGCTCCAGAGAATGTAATGTTCCCTGTCATGTTTTTACCACCGAGTGCTGCACTTGATAGTTGTGTAGTTGTTACAGAGTTATTTGCAATCTCACTTGAGCCAACAGCGTTTGCTGCAATTTCACTTGAATCTACTGCATTTCCTGCTATCTTACTAGCGTCTACAGCGTTTGCTCCTATCTTCGCACTTATTACTGCACCAGAGGCTAGCTGTGTTGAAGTTACTGCTCCACCAGCTATTTCTGCAGCTCCAACAGCATTAGTTGCTATCTCAGCTGCTCCTACTTGTCCTGTTCCTATTTGTGTGCTAGTAATTGAACCGTCTGCTATCTTAGCTGCTGTTACACAGTTATCCGCTAATTCTGCTGTTCCTACAACACCGTTTTGGATTATGCCAGCTGTGACCGAGTTAAGTGCTATTTCGCTTGTTCCGACAGCATTACCAGCTATTTTTGCACTTGTTACTGAATTATCTCCGATGTGTATAGTGTCAATTGAACCTGTTACAAGTTCTGCTGAATCTACTGAGTTTGCAGCTAGTTCTGTTGCTGATATAGAACCTGCAACTATTTTTGCTTGTGTTATACAGTTATTTGCTAAATCAGCTGTTACAATACTACCATTTACTATCTTGGATGAGTTTACAGAGTTTGCTGCTAACTCGGATGCTGTAATAGTTCCTGCTACAATCTTACTTGCAGTTACAGTATTGTTTGCTATTGCACTTGCTGTTCCTGTTAAATTACCTGTAACGTTACCAGTAACATCTCCTTCTAGGTCTCCTATTAGAGTTCCTTTTGTTATTGTTAGGTCACCAGTAGAAGCACCAGTAAATGTACCAGTACCTACTTTAAATTTATTTTCACTTTCATCAAATCCTATAAATGCATTATTTTGGTCACCTCTTTCTATGACAATACCTGCATCGTTTGATGGAGTTCCTGTTGTTCCTGTGCCAAGTTCCATTAATGGGTCGGCAATTGTTGTAGTAGTTGAATTTACTGTTGTAGTTGTTCCATTTACAGTTAAGTTTCCAGATAATGTTACATTACCTGAGAATGTTTGTCCACTAAGAGCGTCTGATTTTAATTCAGAAGCGGATACGGCATTAGCTGCTATCTCTGATGTACCTACTGCATTTGCTGCTATTTGTAAAGCATCTACAGCTCCAGTTGCTATTTCACTACTTCCTACTGCGTTAGCAGCTATTTTTGCTGATGTGATTGAATTGTTTTCTAATGTTGAACCAGAAGCCGCTCCAGCTGCTAATTTATCTGCTGTGATTGCTCCATCTGCTACTAGTAATGTTGTGATACTATTTGTAGCTATTTCTGCTGTACCTACTGAGTTTGCTGCTAATAAATCTGCTGTTACAGTACCACTTGGAATATGTATTACTCCAATAGAATTTTGTGCTATTTCTGAAGCACCTACTGTATTTTCAGCTATATTAGCTGATGTAACTGCATTTGCTGCTATCTCTGATGTACCTACTGCATTTGCGGCAATTTCTGAACTACCTACATTATTTGCAGCAATGTGTGTTGAATCTATTGAGTTTGCAGCTATCTTATTTCCTGATACTGCATTATCAGCTATTTTTGTACCTGTTACCGCTCCATCAAAAATCTTTGCATCTGTGACTGCACTTGCACCTATTTTTACATTTGTAACTGAGCCACTACCTAATAAATCTGCGACTATTGTCTCACTTGGAATATGTGTAGCTGTTACTGAATTTTGTGTTATTTCACTTGATGTAACAGAGTTTTCTGCTATCTGTGCAGCTGTTACTGAATTTGTTACAATTTCATTTGAGGTTATTGCATTTGCTGCTATCTTGGGTGTTGTAACAGCTCCTGTTGCTATGTGAATTGTATCAATACTTCCTGAAACTAATTCACTAGAATCTACTGAGTTTGCAGCTATACCTGCGGCTGTAACTGAATTATCTCCTACTGCAGTCACAGCTGTTGCTTGTAATTCAGCCGCTCCAACAGAGTTTGTTGCTAGTTCTGAGGCTGTTACCGAATTTACTGCTATTTCAGAAACTGTAATAGCATTAGCCGCAATTTTACTTGCAACTACACTGTTGTTACCTATTGAATCTTGTTGTACTAAAAACTTACCTATTAACGGCATCTTATGTTTGCTCCAGATACGATAGAACAACATCTACCGAACTTGCCGTGTTTGACGAAACTTTTATTATGTCCCCTGCTTCTAAAACGACTTTTGCGTCGCCCCCTATCGGTGCGAGTGTTGACCCTGCGGGTATTTCTACTCCATTTACGATTGAGGCATGATGGTTTTCATCAGAATTATAAAACTGACAAGTAACAGTAATATCTGCACCTGCTGTATTACATAAGTATAGTCCAATAATTGTTGTTGTTGTATCAGAAGGACAAGTATATACGGAGGTTAAACTAGTGCCTACGTCTACTCCTGTTGCTGTTTTAAATGCTGATGCCATATTTCTATCCTAATGCTATTGAGAAAGCTACAAGGTCGTCTGTTGTTAATGCGCCTTCTACATGACTTGCTATTGTTACTACTGAGCCATTTGCTGCTTTCGTATAAATCTTTTGGTCAGCCACATTCATAGCGATTTCATGAGTTTGTAAATCACTTGTCTGTGGCACAGATAATGCTGTTTCTGACCTTTTTGGTTTAATAATTTGAGCCATTCTTAGAATGTGCCTCCATCTATATTATTACTCCATGCTAATGTTCCATTCGCACCAACTTGTAGTATTTGTCCTACTGAGTTAGTGGAATCATATGTTCCTATTGATAAAGAAGCAAATGAACCGCCACCGTTAGCACCATATAGTATGACACCTTCTGGTACAGAAGTTACTCCTTTCATTCTTAATGTATCTGAGTTGATTTCTAGTGATGCGTCATCTACATTAACTGAGAGAGTGTTTCCTGATTTTGCTAAACCAGATCCTGCAGTAACACTACCAGCTCCTGAGAACTGAGTCATTGTTATGTTATCAGTACCGAGTGTTGCTGAACCAGTTATGTTTGAAAGTACGAAACCTGCATCTGCGTCACTTCCTTCTTCAACAAATGTAAACATACCACCAGTAACTTCTGATGAGCTATCTGCGTCTGTTGTTCTTGTAAGTACAAATGGATTTGAAACATCACCAACTGTTGTTACAGAGTAGATACCATTTTCAGTTGCATCTGTTTGTGCTTTTACAAGTACTCTATCTCCTGATGTTAATGATGTACTATCAATTGAAACTGCTCCATTCGAGTCTGCTGTAAGTGTTGCACCTACACCATTTGTTCCATTATTATAAGTTGTTGATAAATTTGATTGTGAAGCAACTCTTACTGAATCTTTAATATCGAGTGCTTGTTTTACACTATCGACATATGCTTTTGTTGTTGCATCTGTAGACTGGGTTGGAGTTCCAATATTGGTAACTTTGTTTCCACCCATGTCAATAGTTTGTGAACCAGCAACTGTAAAGCCACCATCAAAGTCTGCTGATTCTGCAAATGTTGGAGTACCAGTAATAGTTATTGTATCGCCACTTGCATTACCTAAAGTTATATTTCCATTTAGAGTTGTTGCTCCTGATACTGTTAAACTATCAGAAAAAGTTGCAGCATTAGTTACTGCTAGTGTACCTGATATACTTGTATTACCCTCTCCTGCTGTTACTGTAAATTTGTCAGTATTTATAGTTAAGTTGCCAGTTGCAGTTATTGCACCATTTGAAGTTAGTGAATTAACTGTTGCTGAACTTGATACATCTATTGTACCTGTTACTTCTACATTTTTACCTAATTCAATTTTTTCACTACCATTTGTAGTTACTAGTTTAATATAAGATGTACCGCCTTCGTTAATATCTAACGCTGCTGCATTATCATCTAGTATAGTTACTGAATTAGCTTGAGTTGCTAAATTAAGAGTTCCGCCATGTTGAAGTATTAAATCTGCAGCTGAATTAATTGTTAAGTTTCCACTTGTTACTGTTTTAAGTTCAAAAGCTGAAGCTGTAGTTGTTATTGTATTATTAGCGCCTGTTATCGCTGTTGCACCTGTTAGTAATCTATCTATTTTACTATCTGAGCCAACTACAATGGCTGAACTTGCTGTTAACGTACCAGCTGTGTGGTCAAGCATTGCAACATACAAATCTCCACCGATTGTTGTTACAGCATTACCAGATGCGGGCGAGCCTACAAATAGCTTTTGCGAATTAGAAGAATACGCTAATTCACCAGCACCTAACGACGTAGGAGCAGCGGTGGAACTACTTCTTTTAATTTTAATGGTTTGTGCCATGATTGTTTCCTATCGAGCTATTAAAAGCTCCCTGCGTCTACCGTGTCTGAGTCCGCTGAATCGTTACCTATCATTATAGGGACAAATTCAAATGTTCCCGATGAAGTTTCACGGTAAATCTTTAACTGATTGTCATCAGTATCATAAAATAAATCTCCTTCTGCTAAATTTGTTGTATTTGCAGTTGGAGCCGTTGTAGCAACATAAAATTGATTTGCTAAAAAATTGAGTGCGCCTTCTACAGTGCTTTGCCCTCCAAGAGTCCCTACAGGACTTGTAAATGATATACCAGAGGCGTCATTGACAGACGATGCTATTGCAGAAGAAATAGTGAGGGTTGTAGTCTGAGCAGTGGCATTTATAGAAGTTGTGCTAGGAGTTATAGTTACTGTGGTTGCCATTATCTCGTTACATTTGGTGTAACTCTTGCTACACCCTCGATTACTCTTGTAATACTATTTGCTGTAGTATTGTGTAATTCTAAATCATAATAATATTTACCTGCTGAAATATTCGCTGTAAGACCATATCCTAAATTCATAGTTAATTTCCCTTGTGCGGCATTTGTTATTGAGCAAGTAAACGTTGCTGTAAGAGTATTTGAAGTGGGAGTAGGACGCAACTGTGCTGATGCGGTGTGATTTGATAAGTTGATTGCTGAGCCATCCTCGGCGAGCGCAATCTCAAGGGTAAAGTCTGCTCCTTGATCAATAACTATATCATATTTTCCTGCTGCCATATTTATACTCCTATATGCTAAATTATATCAAAAACTTGAGGTGGTGTCAAGAACTATTTTTGAGGGGTATGTGCTTGACCTACGAGTTTGGGAATTTGTCTTTGACAGCTTTCCTAGCTAGATAAAATTGTCCAGTTTTTGCTGTATCTCCAAACTTTCCAGAATCAATATCGTGATATAAGTTATCTAATTGCTCTGCTAGTTTTTCATAGTAATCTCTTCTATTCACTGCATAAGTGTTTGATTTATTTGCATTTATACTTAAAGCCATTTTATTCTCCGTATCTTTTCACTTTTAGTGTTACTTGATGTGTTTGATAATATTGTTTTTCTAATCGTACTACATAAGAACCTGGTTCTTGCATTGTAAAACTTAATGTAGTATCATCCATTGT